ATGTATTAGAAGTTATTCCTGTAGTTGATGTTATACTTTGATCATCCCAACATACTTCTAATCTAGGAACAAATATTGTATGAGACTCTCTTCCAAAGAACTTTATCGAACCGGCTAAATCACCACTTATTTCATCTGAATAAGGTCTTTTAATAATGAATCCATTGTTACTAATATTATTGTCCACCCATTGCTTCACTATGTCAGTTACGTTAATTCTAATGTCCGGTGATTGATTTTCAAATGACTGAGACGCTTCATATCCAGAGCCTGTAATCCATGTTCCTCCTCCATCACTATTTGTAGTTCCCGCCGATGTATTTTTACTAGGTGCATTTGCAGTATTCCATACAACTACGGTTTGTGCAACCGCATCTCCTGATCTGTTATACCACGATGCTCCAACTTTTGTTGCTGGTTCATTATCCATATAACCAGCACCATTATCCCAAGATTCAGATATAGGATAGGCTTTGATTGTATATGATTGTAATAAGTCTGATGCATCCGAAGCATGTAGATTTAAAAATATAGATGCCGATGTTATATTAGTATTATCAATTGTTGGAATATCTCCATCTGTAATCGATTGTGCTAACGTAGACACTTCTGAACCAAAGTCAATAAGTATTCTACTATTATATGTATTAGCATCAATAAACCCAGTCTTAGAATTTAAAGATCCAGATGTTATTTTTTCTAATTCTAGAATCTGGTCGATACCTGTGTTACGGTCTGGGTATTGTTCGTATATGGTTGTATCTCTTTCTGCGTAATATATTCTATTCATGGTTTATCCCTATGGCTTAACTACTTTTCCTTTTATATCTGCATTAGGATATTTTATTTCAAATATACTAGGGTCTAATGATGGATATAAAATGTTATTTTTTATTGCACTATTGATATCATATTGATTTCCAGAATATCCTTTATTTGAAGAATGTAAATTTACAAACTCAAAAGTTGGAATACTTTGTACACCATCTATACTATCTAAATCTGATACAATAGAAGAAATATTTAATGGCCCGTTGATTTGCATTCTATCATTATGTAACAATATTTTTAATCGAGCAATACATTTTAGAACAATTTCATTTGAATTTACATTTGGCTTAGGAATAACTTCAAAATTAATACCTAAGTTGATAATAAATGCCGACTTAATATTAAGTGCATCAGTTAACATTCTGTATTGTGATAAATATGTTCTAAGATTTTCTAGTAAAGCTTGATTGCTATCAGTAAAATGTCCATCAGCATTTTGTGCCAATATATATAGATTCAGTGCATATGGATTTGATATAGTTTCGGCCGGATATGTTTTATCTGCAGTATTAATCTGCGAATCTCCTACTATATATGCCTTTGCAACCGTACCAAATCTTGAAGGTAATGAATATACTCTAGAGATATAATCTTCTCTTGTGATTGCTCTATTCTGTGCTGCAAATGTCGACATTGCATTTTGTCTTATAGAATCTAAATCTTGTCTTGCTCGAGCTCCTACTGCAGGTTCATTATTAACAACTGCCAAAGAAGCTTTAGTTGAACTAAGGTCTACTAATCCCGTTTCATTCAGATAACTTACACTAGTAACACTCACTATTGAACTAATTCCAACATTTTCCTCTACACGGCCTCCGTATGAATATTTAATTGTCAATGTTGTATTAGATGGTGCTATACCATATGTACTAGTATATAAAAAGTTTGTTGGATCTACATTTGATGTTGTAGTACGTCTTAGGTATTCTAACCCATGTCCAACATTTTTAGGATTAGGAATAATTTCTTCATCTGCATCAGAAGACACTCCAGAGCCAAATAATAATTCAACTCTATTATCATCTCTCACTCTAGATACAAATCTTCTAGCAGTTTTTCTTAGTTTTAATATATAAGGCACTGTTGATCGATATGCCGATAATTCTGGATCATTGAATGGTATATTTGCAACATCTTCAAAAATTGTATCTTGTGCTAGATAATCTGTTTCGTACCAAGTATTACCAGCACTATCCGAACAACTTATAACATCTATAATATTTGTATCAGGCAATATAATTTTATCATATGGCTTAGGATCTACAAACGAAAAAGTAGATGACTTAATTGTACCGGAGATAACCTTAACTTGCTTTTTAAGAAGATATCGTACTACATTACCCGATACATCAATTTCATATACTGTAACTTCTGGGTCTTGAGAAAAATCTATAGACTCTTCCGTATGAAATGTAATATTATCTTCCGTAGATACTTCCATTCCGGAAGCAATTGTTAACGCATATGCCATATCCGGTGCTGCACTTGCTCCTGTACCTTTTGCTGGTACTAAATGAAATACATCTAATGTACAAGTTGCTGGTGCATTCAATCTAGGCTTATACCCAAATAATTGTGACAACATTAAAATATTAGAAGATTCTTCGGCAGTTGATAATAAAGATTCTTTAAAAGAATTGTCAGTATAATATGATAATACATCTCCTACATATGAAGACATTTCCATAAACATCATACCCGGAGATGATTCATTAAAATCTTGATATGTATCTGGAAAATAATTCTTTGCAAAGTTTATTAAATTTTGTCTAAACTGAGCAAAATCTTTATTTAAGTATTTTACATCTTTCTTAACTAAGTTTGCCATAAGTTAACCCTTCTCTTTAATTCTTAATAAGACCCTCCCAGGCCTGTGTTAAATGCTGTACTACCTCCAAATGTTCCGACTTGGTCTAATATCTCACCACGTTCAACAGAATCAACTTGTAATGAATTTTCACTCGCCAACACATTAATGACAATATTAGCACTAATTGAATCAATTCTAAATGATAATCTTAAACTTATTGTATGGCGGTCTCGTGATGATGCAATTTCAATATCTAATAATTTAACATATGGTAACCAATATTTTATATCTTCCTCCATTGTTTCTTTTAACAACTCTCTAACATCATCTGTATTATTTTCAAACAACACAGAAGATATATTTGTCCCAAAATTTGGTTGCATATAACGTTGTCCTTTTGTAGTTAAAAGTAAATTTGTAAGATTTGATAAAACAGCCTCTTCAGTTGTATAAGAAGATTCAAATACACCTTTGCCAGAAACTGCCGAACTATTATATGTGTCTGCAACTGACTTGCCCTTCGCGTCTTTATTAAGAGGTAATAATATACCTAATGCAGTATCGCCATTTTCTTTTGGTTTATATTGGTATATTGGACGAGCCATTTATTACATTCCCTTTTTCTTATCAATTGCCTTCATCAATGCCGAATAATCTTTCGTCATCGCATTTACTGTAGTTGCAACTGCTTCATTATTCATATCAATTCTTTCTCCATTAATTCCTTTTGTTGCAAGTGGAGTATTAGAACTTTGCATACCAAATGCTTCTGCCATATCAGATCTAAAATTCATCGAATTCCATTCTTCTGGTGGAGTTGATGCCGTTTCATTTAATATATCATTCAACGCTGCATTTTTTGTATATTGTTTTTTCATAACCGGTTGTTTAGGTTTCTTAGGAGTATCTAATACCTCCTGAAGATTAATATCATGTTTCTTGATATTCACTTCATTTAGTATAGGTTTTAGTTCTTTAACAATAACGTTACGAACCTCTTCCCTAATTACCTTACGTAATAACTTTACGAATCCTTGTGTTTTCATAGTAATTCCCTTTTTAATAAATATGTCTAAACCGGTGAAATGGCCGGCTTAATATCTAGCCTTCATTCATCTGTCTGAAGAATTCATCTGTCTCCAATCTTCCATTAAGATTTGTATCTTCGAGATCACGTGCTTGTGCTTGAGCCTTTGATAATCTATCATTAATATCATTTTGATCTAATTCATCAAGTATCGATGCTGGCAGTATAGGTATATTCCATGTTGGTATAGGAATACTTAACGGATTAAATACAGAACGACCTAATGTATAATTAGCTAAGATTGCATACGATAATGCTTTAGCCATATCACTTACCGTACCTTTGTTCTTTGTTATAATTTCAAATAGTTGCTTAATGCCTGTAATAGGCGGTGGTGCAGTACCTGTAAACAAAAACACTGCCATGCCCTGTGCATTTGCATCGGCAAAGGCATTTATTGCATCTTCTATTCCTTTTGTTTTATCCATCGCCGGGGCGCTATCGTATACTGCTGTTGCTATAGGTATTCCTGTTATTATTCCTATCGTTGGCGGAAGGATGCCTTTTGAAAACTCAGATAACGCTTTAGCCAATCCCTTTCCAGACATAGGTGCTTCTGGAGATCCTAATAATGATGCTAAATCTGCTTCTAATTGTGTACGCTTAGGTCCTAATGGCATTACTGTTTCATTTTTTGGATTATACTTTTGATTCCTTCAATACGAGTTCTTATCGATGATGTAGTTATTGCATTAGTTATTGCTGCAGCATTGGTTGCGGCAAAGGCTGCTGTATTTAAAGGAGGACCAGACGGACCCACTCCTGTCGGATGTATAGATGTTGCAGAATTAATTCCTAATGCGGCAATCTCTATATGTGCCATTTCTAAATTTTGATTTTGTTTAATAACTTCTTCAATCAACTTTAACATTTGAGTAAAAAACTCGTCCATATCAGTTTGCCAAGATGGGGTAGCAATCTTGACATCTTTTTTAGATATCAATAATACTTCATCTTTACGAGCATCAAATACTAATCTATCAGAACCTATTATTACTTGGCCCAATTTATAATCATTTAATGATTTTACCGACTTACCTACCTTTCTTTGAGAGAATTTGAGTGTATTGAAATATTGAGTAGATGTGAGATAAATAAATGATGCATCGTTTTTTGGACTTTCTATAGTATAATACTTCTCACTACTTTTGCCAGTAACAGATCCTAATATACCACATGTGAGAGATACAAATGGGTCGCCTGCTGTTTCACCTTTCCAAAAAGGGTCATTTTGATATTGAATCAAACCATCTATATGTGTAGATGAAAATCGTAATAAACTACCGAATCGATCGGCATATAATGTATCTCCCTGAAATGGTTGTATAGAAACAATATCCTTTTCTGTAAAGCTTATTTGTTCTGGCTTCTTACCTACACCTGTTTTAGTAATAGGACTAGCAGGGTCGGTCGTTTCTTCTGTCTTTTTGTCTTGCAAGAAAGGCAACAATGAATTATTAATATTTCCATGAGCATTAACTATAGAAGTATAATACCACTTATTTTGATCACGTGCTGTAGAATCGCCTGCAGGCAGACTCATGCATATAACTTGTTCTCCATATAAAGGAACTGGTGTACGTAGTGGGTCTGCAGGATATGCATAATCTTCAACACCTAAAAATCTTACACGAATAGTACCTTGTGGTAAAGGGTTTCCTTTAAGGTCTTTAGTCTCCTTGAACTGGGTCGGTAACCATGTCTCTAGTACCTGACCTATTTCCGTTTTTATCGATGCCATTGGCTACCTCTGTTTCTGGTTTTAATTTTTCTATCTCTGCTTCTGCCTCTTCCAATAAACGTGCTCTTTCTTCATCTGTTAATCCGTACTCATTACCCTCATCATCTTTACCAGATGCTGATACTAGTCGTTGACATACTGCAGCTAATTTAACTAACGCATCATCATTCTTAACAGATACTTCTAGATAGTCTTTGATCATAGGAACTATGACAGTAGCATCACCAGTATTCTTAATCATAGGCTCTAGGCTTTTGATTAAAGTATCAATCTGTCTAGATTTCTTTTTTGAATTATGATAAATATCCTTCATCAAATCAGAAAAATTAGTCCCCTTAAAAAGTTCGAATTCTGTACTCATATAATAGTTCCTTTATTATAAATATAAAGAACTACTAATTTAGATTAGGATATCTTGTTTGCATTAACAATAAACCCAGATTTAGAATATACTC